ATCGGTGCGGGTGTCGGTGATGTCGGCGGCGGTGATCACCGAGGAGCCTGCGGGCACGCTCACCGTGCACAGGCCCAGCTCGTACTGGTTGTGGTTCTGCAGGATGGCGGGCGGCTCCGGGGCGGCGGCAGGGGTGCCGGTCTTGAGCTTGACCGCCGTCAGGTTCGCGGCAGTGTCGAACTGCAGCACCACCCGGTCGATGCGGGAAAGGGTGCTGTCGGCGTCCGGGATGGTCAGGGCGACCGCTTCCCGGCTGCAGGCGGAGACGCCCTTGAAGTCGTCGTAGTTGACCCACGCAAGGCCGGGGGCCACGGTGATCTGCCGCGCGCCGGTGACGCTGACGGCGTAGTTCGTGTCCTTAGAGTAGACGCCGGAGGTGCGGGTGCACAGATAGGTGCTCACGTCCTCGGCGTCGTAGGTCACGCCGTTCAGCGGGTAAGTGATAATGCTCATTGTTTCCTCCTGAGGATCGGTGTGCCGATCTCGGTAGTGACCGTGTTTTCGCCCTTCTGGGAACTCAGGGTCACGCTGGTAATGCGGGCCGCCGCCTGAATATCGGTGCCGGGCAGGCTGGCGGCCACCACCTTGCCCACCGTGACGCTTCCCGTTGGCGTGAAGCGGAAGTTTTCGATGCGGGTGTGCTTGGCGAGTTCCTGCTCGCCCAGCGCCCGCAGGGCGGCCAGATATTCCTCCTGGCTCTGGCCGTCCTTCTTCTTTTTAGAGGTGGCGTCCAGATACAGTTCCCGCCGGGCAGAGCCGGTGTTGCCGGTGGCACCCACGGTGACGGTGCCGTCCGCGCCCGCCACGGTCACGATGTTCTTGTAGTCGGTGATGCTCTCAGTGTAGGTCAGGCCGGTCAGGTTGCCGTACTGGGGCGCATACCGGGCGTTGGGGTCCAGCTTGGGCCGGTACAGCTCAAACAGCAGCTTCTTGGCCTGCTGGTCGAACCGCACCCGGAACCCGATGTCCAGCTCCTGGCACACCTGTTCGGCGATGCTGAGCAGGCTGCCGGGCTTTACCTCGCCGGTGTAGGTGTCGGCAAGATCTGCAAGCACGCCCAGCTCCAGCCCCGGCCATGCAGCTACGCCGGACACCAGGCTGCGCAGGGTGCTTTCCACCGCAAAGCCGCTCAGGGTCTGGGTGCTGATGCGCTCGTCCAGGATGCAGGCGGCGTCCCTGGCCGAGATCACGAGCTTGTGTTCGGAGCGGTCGGTCTGCGCCGAGCAGATGCGCATGATGCGGTCGGAGCCGGTGAGCCAGAGGTACCGGTCCGGGCGGCACAGGGCCTGCAGGTCGGTGGAGGCGTGCAGCTCCAGCTGCGCACCCTGCACCCCGCTGTACACGTTGTAGCGCTCCGGCCAGACCAGCGACACCCAACTTTCCAGCCGGGCCAGCAGGTTCAGCTGGCCGTCATAGACGCAGATGCTCTTGTGGCCGCCTGCGGTCAGGGCGCTTGTCCGTTCAGCCATTGCCGCCCACCTCCAGGACCACGGTGGAGAACGCCGTGCTGCAGGTCAGGGTCAGGAACAGCCATTCCGTGCCGGAATCCGCCGTGCGCTGCCATGCCTGCGTCCCGTGGCGCAAAGTCCACAGGGTGCTGCTCCCGTCCAGCGTGGACATGATGTTGTAGCCGGTGCCGTCGATGATCTGTTCCATTTTCAGCTGGCCGCTCTCGCGGTACAGCCGGAGCTTGTCGCCGTCCTGCAGGGTGGTGACAAAGCGCAGGAACTCGCCGGTCTCCGGATCCTTGACGCCGGGGTTTACCACCGGGCCGCGGGCCTCCAACGTCAGCTGCCAGTCCTGGGTGTCCAGCCCGGTGTTGGCGATGCGGAGGTAGTTGGCCTGTTCCCGCACGCCGTAGCTGTGCACATCGTAGCACACCGGCAGGCGGAAGGTAGGTGTTACGCTCAAGGTCGAGACGGTGAGCTCCTTCACGCTGTGCCAGTAAGGGTCCGGGCAGTAGAGCTGAAACGAGAAGGTGGGCCACAGGCCGGACACGCTGATGTCCGGGGTGCGCTGCACCTCGGCGTCGCACCAGTAGGCCCCGGCCACGGTTAAACGGCCGGTGACGTAGGGGGCAAACACATCCCGCAATTGTCGCTTGCAGTAGTCCTGATTGCGCAGGATGCGCCCGGTGACGGTGCGGGTCACGCCGGAAATGCTCCGGCTCTCCACGGTGGAGCCCACCTGCTGGTAACCCTGGCTGGTCTCCAGATCCACGGGCAGATCGCCCAGCGGGGTGATGCTCCACAGCACGCCCGCCGCGTAACCAAAGGAAAAGGTCAGGCCGTTGCTGGCCTTGAAGATCGCGTCAAACACCCTGCAGCACCGCCCTTTCCTGCTCGTACTGTGCCTCGCGCATCAGGTCGGCAGCCGTCTGCGCCTTGGAATAAATGTACTGATTAACCTCGATGTTGGGCCGCTGGGTACGCTGCGGCAGCGGGGCGCGCTTCTCGTAGTCCCACAAAGAACCGGAGGCCGTGGAGGTCGTACTGCCGGAAGTGCTACCGGAGATGCCGGGCGTGGTCTTGCGCTTGAACGCGCCGCCGACGCTGGCCACGATGGCCGCAATGGCAGCGGTCAGGGCCACGCCTGCCGCGATCATGAGCAGCGCCTGCGGGGCACCGAATCCGGTGGGGAACAGTGCCGCCGCGACGGCTTCCAGCATCCCCACAAAGGCGCTGCCGATGGAACCGATCAGGGTGCCCATGGAGGCCAAAATCTCCGGGAAGCTGGAGATCAGCCCGCCCTTCAGGCCGGTGCTGATGGCAGCGGCAGCCGCAGTGAGCGGGCCTTTCAGTCCCTGAAAGATGCCGGTGAGGGTGGAACCAAGGCCCTGCGCCTGCGTGAGCACGTCCGCAAAGCCGCTGGTCAGGCCCTTGGCGAGGTCGCCGCCCATATCCCACAGGCCGTTGGAGACGGCACTGACGCCTTTGCCCAGCAAGTTGTTGACCTGCTGGATCAGGTTCTTGCCGAAGTCGTCAATGAGCTGCTTTGCCTGCGGGGCAAGGCCGTTGTATAGGGTGGACAGCACCCATTCGCCGACAGACTGCCAGTCCTGCTTCTTCACAGCGTTCACCAGCGTGCTGAAGGTGCCCACCACGCCCTTGTGGGCCTCATCCTGCCAGCCCTTGACGAGGCCGTCAAAGCTGTTGGCGGAGGCTTTCTTGATCTCCTCGGTGATCTGCGGGACACCATCGGCGGCAACGGTCTTGACCCGCTCCACCGTGACCAGCGCCCCGTCCACGATGTCGTTGTAGGTCTCGGTGATGACCTGCTTCTGGGTCGTGGTTTTGTCGGTCATGGTCTCGGTGATGGTCTTGGTGCCGGTGGCAATGCCGTTGACCACGGAATCCGTTGTAGACGTAACGGTCTTGGCTACAGTGGCAGCGATCTCTTCATAGGTCTTCTGGGTCTGGGCCGTGGTCTTGCCGTGGTCGGTGACATACTTGGTGACAGTCTTGTAGTTTTTCACCACGCCGTTCACCATCTCCTTGCCGGATTCGGTCACGGTGCGGGTCAGCCGGTCATACTCCTCGCTGCCCTTGCGCAGGTGCTCGGTGAGCTCGGTGGTCTGGATGGTCACCTTGCCCAGGGCGTTGGTGGTGTCGGTGTGGCCTGCGTCCTGCAGGGACCACAGCAGGGTCTCGGCGGCCTGTGCGGCGGCCTTGGTCTTTTTGGCCGCCTTGGTGGCGGCGTCCCCGGACTTGGTATAGGCCGGGACAACCACCTCCGCCATGGACTGGGCGCTGTCGGCCACGTCGGCGTTGGCGTCCGCCCAGACGGAGGACCAGTCGTTCCCGCTGGCGGTTTTAGCAATGGTGGCACCGGCGGTGGCTGCGATGGCTCCTGCACCAACCGCACCGCCTTTGCCGGTAAGGCCGTTGATAAAGCTCTGGATCAGGTTCTTGCCCCACTGCACGGCCTGCGAGGGCAGGCTCTTGATCCAGGCAAGTGCGCTGGAAAAGCCGCCCTTGAAGGCGTTCAGCATGCTTGTGCCCATGCTCTTGACGCCGTTTGCCACGCCGGTGAGGATGTTCTTGCCGATGTTCAGCCAGTTAATGGCCGAGATCACCGACAGGACAGCCTGCAGGATCTTCTTCCAGTTGGCCAGCAGATCCGGCACCGCCTTGACGATGCCCACGACCAGCTGCACGATGATGGAAACACCTTCAGCGAGGATCTTGGGCATGTTGTCGTTGATGATGCCGCAGATGTTGATGATGATATCCGGCACATAGGCGATCAGGTCCGGCAGACCGGCGATCAGGCCGTTGATCAGCTGGGTGATAAGGTTCAGACCGGCGTCCACAAAGCTGGCCGCGTTGTCCCGCAGCTGGTCTGTAAATGCCAGCAGCTGCGGCAGAGCGGTGGAGAAGAACTCCGGGATGCCCTCGGTGAAGCCCTGTGCCAGGGAGCTGAGCAGCTCGGTGCCGGTCTGCAGGAGCTCCGGCACAAGGCTGTAAACGATTTCCGGAATGCCTGCCAGTACATTGCCGATCATGGGCAGCAGGTTATCCACAAGAAAGGTCTGTGCCGTGTCGGCCAGCGCCTGCAGCGGCTCGGTGAGGTCTGCGCCGGTGGACCAGTTGCCCATCACGTTTTCCGCAGCCGCCTTCATGGCGGCAAAGCTGCCGGTCAGGGTGGTGGCGGCTTCCTTTGCGGTGGTGCCGGTGATGTCCATCTCCTGCTGGATGATGTGGATGGCGCTGTACATATCGGCCAGATTGCCCAGATCGTACTTCACGCCGGAGATCTTGGTGGCGTCGTTCAGCATCCGCTGCATCTCGGCCTGTGTGCCGCCGTAGCCGAGCTTGAGGTTGTCCAGCATGGTGTAATTCTGCTTGGCAAAGCCCTGATAGGCGTTCTGGATATCCTGCATATCCGTGCCCATCTTGTTGGCGTTGTCGGCCATATCCACCATGGCCATGTTGGCCAGCTGGGCAGCGGCGTCGGTGTCCTGGCTGACGCTGGACAGCAGGCTGGCCGCAAAGCTGGTGGTCTGCTCCATGTAGTCGTTGGCAGAAAGGCCAACGGTCCGGTATGCCTGCGCGGCGTACTCCTTGACCGTGTCGGCACTGTCCTTGAACAGCGTTTCCACGCCGCCAAGGCTCTGCTGCAGGGCACCGCCCATGTTGATGGAATCCGAGATGATCTTGCCGATGCCGGCAGCCGCGATCACTTTCTTCAGGGTGCCCACCAGCTGGGCACCGAGGGACTGTCCGGCGGCGTCACCGGCTGCCGCAGGCTCCCCGCCCAGGGCTTCGGTGATCTTGCCCTGGATGCCCTCTGCCGAGGGCACGATCTGCACATACGCTTTTGCCAGCTCAATGCCGTCCGGCATGGTCATCCACCTTCTTTCAGGGCCGCAAGGGCGGCCTCAAACTCTTCCGGGCTGTCGTAGCTCTGCACGTCGGTATCGCTGTCCGCGGACAGGCCGTGCAGGTCTGCCAGCACAGAGGGCACCGTCCGGGTGTCGTTGCTCAGGCCCCACAGGATCTGCGTCAGGCGGTCGGCGGTGTAGGCTTGCAGCTCGATGTGCAGCGGCACGGTCTTGCCGCTGGCCTTCATCATGCTGCGGCTGTCCTCCGGCAGGCCGGCAGCAAGGGTAGCCGCCAGACGCAGCGGCAGGCTGCGCCAGTCCAGCACATGGTAATATTGCGCGAAATCGCAGATGAGCGCGTCCTCGTCCGATGCGATCAGTTCGGCGAGGATGCAGAGTTTTTTCCGGCAGAAAAGCTGGTCAGCAGTTCATTCAGAGCCTGCGCCACCGCCTGGGGCGGCACACGGCCCTTGTCGTTGCGCAGGTGGTCATAGAGCTTCTTGCGGCCCTCGGTGCCCAGCAGGCGCTCGGTCAGGTGGCTCATGCTGAACACGTTGCCGTCCTGCATGCCGGAAATGGCGTCGAACAGTTCCTGGTCCTCCAGAGCGTCGTCCTCCAGCTCGATGGCAAAGCCGGATTCAGTTTTTGCAGTGATCATGCCTGCACCTCCTTGGTCTTGGCAGCGGCCTGGGCGGCAGCAGTGCCGCCCAGAATGTACTCGTAATGGGTGTTGCCCTGGGCATCCGGCACGGCGGTCAGGGTGGTGTTGTAACCCACGGCGCTCTTGGCGTAGGTGATATCGCCCACGGCGGTGACGGCGGCATCCGGGATGACGATGCGCTTGACCGCCTTGTTCTTCATCACCATCTCAATGACCCAGCTGCAGTCCTTCTGCTCGGAGGAGTTTGCCTTGACCGTGATGCCGGTGTCCAGCGTGCCGGTGACGTTGTCGTCGCCGTACACGGACTTGAGCACCTCCACGTTCAGGGCCTCCAGCAGGGTGTACTGGAAGGTGTCGGGCTTCTCGGTCTGCTGGGTCAGCACGGTGTCGCCGCCCCAGGCGTTGGTGTTCTCGCTGGAGGGCGAGTTGCTGTTGGTCACGCCGTCCTCGGAGGCGTAGCCCAGGCACTTAAAAGCCTTGTCCAGTTCGGTCTTGGCGTCGGTGGGCAGCGGGGTGCCCAGCGGGGCACGCCAGATGGCACCGCCCACTTTGGGCTTGGCGGCGGTTACTTTGGTTGCGTCTGCCATGTGTAGTTCTCCTTTCACAGGTCAGTAATGAGTGATAGAAAAAACGGCCTGATAGCGGGGCCGTTTGCGGGTGGTGTCCGGGAAATTGTAGTCGGTGACAAGGTCGCAGGAGACCACTTCCGGCAGGGTGTCGGCAGCCTGCATGGCGGCCTTGATCTGCTCGTTGAGCTGGGCAGCACCTAAGGTGCCGTCATGGTCGCAGGCATTGTGGCCGTAGGACTGCACCGCCAGTGTGGCCGTGTAAATGCCCTCGTCGCAGTCGGAGCCGGTCTTTTCCAGGACACAAAAATTGCCGGAGGGGTTCTCCGGCACGGACATAAAGCAGGGAAAACCGTTTTCCCGCAGGTAATTCAGGATGATTTCTTCGATCATTTCAGGGCCTTTAAAATGGAATTGGTGTCGGCGTTCTCCTTGCGGGCGGCGTAGCTTTCCGCCCGCACTTCGGCCACGACACGGGTGGGTGCAGTGTAGTACACCGCTTCGTACCCGTCGCCCAGGCGGCTCTGGGCCGCAAAGGCAAGGCTGTTCAGGCCGTCGGCCAGCTCCTTACTTTTCAGCAGCTTGCCGACGCCCTTCTTGTTCAGCTTGATCTTGACGTTACTCAATGCGCTCCACCTGTACCTTCTTGTTCCAGTCCAGCGGCACAAGCGCCTCAATGTACTGGGTCACACCGCCATATACCCGCCACTTCTGTCCGAAGAACCCCACGGTGCAGCCCTCCCAGCGGTGAGCGTCGCCTTTCGGGATGCACAGCTCGTAGGCCACCCGGCGGCCCGTAAGCTGCAGGTCGGTGACCACGGCGGCATTGTCCACCGGCGTGATGAGCACATTTTCCACCGTGACCGGTGTTTCGGTGTAAACCGGAGCGTGAAAAGCATCCTCGCCGGTCTGGGTGCGCTCATAGAGGATGACGGGGATGCCCTTAATCAGAGCCATAGGGTTCGATCACTCCCATCCGCTGACGGCGCAGGCCCAGCCGGGCCAGCTCCGATTTTTTGATGAACAGGCCGCCGCCGGGCACCAGAAAGGACCCGGACGCCGAGTAGCCGCCGGCTGCCTGGGTGATCTGGGTCATAGGCTCCTGGTTCGTGCTGGTCATCAGGGTGCGGGCGGCCACATCCACGGCCACGCTCTTGGCCACCATGGCCAGCGCCGGGTCAGCGGCCACCAGTGCGGGCAGGTCTTTGCCTGCCTTGCGGGCCTCCACGTCCAGGCTGGCCGAAATGACATCCAGCAAGGAGAACGCCCTTGCCTGCTCGGCAGCGGTCATGGGACGCCACAGAGCGGTCATGTCCTCCACGGTGGCGTAGCTCATTCAGCAGCCTCCGGTTTCTCCTTGGCGGCAGCCTTGGGTTTGGCCGCCTTTTCTGCCTTGACGGGCTCCCAGTCCCCGCCGGAAACGCGGCAGGGCGTCTCGATCACAGCGCCGGTGCGCTTGTTGCGGTACAGCATGGCGTGTCCTCCTTAGGCGTTGGCCTTGATGTGGGCGAATGCGGACGGATCCAGGATGCCCCAGCCGATGTAGGCCTCGCCGCGCAGGTATACCTGGTTGTGGCCCTTCAGGTCACCCAGATCCGCATCGTTGTCGGGATTGCCGTACTGGATCACCTCAATGGGCATCTCCTTGGCGTAGCCCCACTTGAAGCAGTTGATGAAGTCGCCCACCAGCGCACGGTCCAGGCTGGAACCGGCGGACAGGTTGGAGGTGGATTCTACCCGCAGGCCGTTCACCTCGCCGGGGTTTGCGCCCCAGGCCAGCTGCGGGTACAGCTTGGCACCGTCGGTAGTGGTCTGGGCCGCCAGAGCGCTCTTGAAGCTGGGGGCCAGCACCATGCCGGTAACGTCCCGCTCCGCGCCCTGCACCAGGGCGATGGCGGCCTCCACGTTGGTGTCGGGCTTGTCGGAGGCGGCAATGGTCACGGCCTGGGTGACCTTGCTGTCAAAGTGGTTGGTGCCGATGACGCCGGACGCAGAGCCGGTGCGGGGGTTGATGCCGTGGAAGGCCATGAGGTCCAGACCCTTGGCCACCTTCTTGGCAAAGCCGTCCGCAAAGGCGCTCAGAACGTCCATCTGGGCGTCCTCGGAAGCGTACAGGAACTCGTCGGACACGCGTGCACCATACTCGATCTTGATGGGCACGATGGTGATGGGCTCCACGGTCATGCCGCCCTTGCCCTTGGCACCGTTTTCTGCCACGATGTCCACTTCCTTGTCCAGCGTGAAGGTGAATTCCTTCTGGCCGTTGAAGGCGATGGGCGTTGCGCCGCAGAGCTTGGCCAGCGCGGACGCGCCGGTGGTTTTCTGGATAAAGCCGGGGATCAGCTCCTCCGGGAACAGGGAGCCTTTGCTCAGAATATCTGCCATGATGTGTTCTCCTTTACTCGTTGTTCATCAGCTGGTTTGCGAAACTGCGCCAGGCAGCCTTTTTGCCGCTGCCGCTGGGGTCGGGGTCGCCGCGCAGGGGTGCGGGCGGGGTCTTGGGCTTGATCAGCTGCAGCAGGTTCTGGGCGTCCTTGCGGATGTCCTCCTCCTTGGAGCCGGTCAGGCGGCCCGCCAGGTCGAACGGCAGGCCCACCTCATGGGCAACGCGGGTCTTGAGCGCGTCCGTCTCGTAGGTCTGGCAGCGGGTGTTCAGCTCCGCCACCTGCCCGGCGAGGGCCTCGTTCTGGGCCTTGAGGTCGTTGTAGTCGGCGTAAGGGGCCAGCCTGTCAGCGACAGCGGCCTCAAACGCCTCCTGCGTGGTAATGGGTTCAAATGCTTCTGCCATGGAATACCCTCCTTTATGGCAACAAAAAAACAGGCCCGGGTGGCCTGTTAATAGCGGATGCGCTGCCGGCGCTTGCCCTTGCCCTCGGCGCACTGCCAGTGGGCCAGGATCACGCTGTCCAGCAGCTCGATGTGGCCGCCCTCGGTCAGAGAGCGGTAACCGAAGCCGCCGTTGGAGCCGATGGCCCGCTTTTCGCAGTTGGAAGCAGCCTGCGCAAGGCCGGGCTGGCCGGCATGGCACAGGGCTTGCGCAAAAAGGGCCTGCTCGAAGGCGGCGTTGGCGGTGATGACCTGCTTGACCGTGGGCAGCACGGGGGACCTGAGGTGGGCGGCCTTCATGGCGTCGGCCAGAAGCTGCTGCCCGCTGGCCCCGTCCACCGCCACGGCGGCTAGGTCGGCTTTGGATAGAAAATCAAGAAGCCACCCGCTGCCGTCCCGGGTAGGATGGCAGCCGATGGCTTCCACGAAGATAGCGTTGTCTTTGGTGCGGCACGCAACGGCCAGCGCACAGCTGGTGCCGTCGGTGCTGAACTTGATGCCGGCATACAGCTTGCCGGTGAGCTTGGGCAGGGTGTCGGTTTTCAGTTCGTCCCACTCTGCCCGGCTGATGGCCGATTTGAGGTTGTACCGAAGCCACAGCCCCAGACGCTGGATGTTGAAGTCGATTGGGTCATCGCCGATCTCATCCGCCACACTGCGCTCGGTGAAGATGGTGCCGAGGCTGGGGTTCGTCTGATACCAGGCCTCCACGTCGTGGGGGTCGGTCTGCTGCTCCACGCTCCACTCGGCCCAGCCGGTGTTCTGCGTGTCGCCCCGCAGGGCGGCGTTGCGCATTTTGAGGAACACCGTGCCGGAGGACACCGGCGTGGGCGGGGTGCCGCAGAACAGGGTCTGCGGGTTCTCGCTGTCAGTGACCACATACTTCAGGGCACTGGCCTGATCGTCGGTGTACTCCTGGGCCTCGTCGATGACCAGCAGGTCAAAGCCCTCGCCCAGGCCGCCCTTGGAGGAGCGGGTGCGGAACTCGATGCGGCCCTCGCCCTCTTCCAGCTGGATGTGCTCCCGGCCCACGGCCTGAATGGATTTATAGGGGATCTTGGCCTTGTCCAGCAGGTGGCACAACCGCTCCCAGGCGGCCCGGGAGGTGGTGGTGCGGTGGGCGGTGTGCAGGATGCTCTCGCCCTGCTGCAGGCCGTACAGCTCCCGGATGGCGGCGATCTCGTTCTTGCCGTTGCGGCGGGGCACGGCATAGCCGAACTTGGTATGCACCCACAGATCCTCCTCGTTGCGGGCAAGGATGTCATACAGCAGCAGCTCCTGCCACTGCTGGGCGATGCGCCCGGTGGAGTTGTACAGGTCGATGGCGTTCTGGCCGAAGGTTTTGGTGTAGGGCAGCACCACGGCAGCGGTGGGCGTCTGACGCCCCAGCCTTGCCGGGGCTGTCTGTTTTCGCGTCCGCGGCATGGTGGGCTGGGTTCCTCCTTTGCATGAAAATGATGGCACCGTTTACTGGAATCGAACCAGTGACCTGTGGTTTTGGAAACCACGGCCCTGCCAACATGAGCTAAAACGGCATGAAAAAACCACTGTTGTGCCTTTTTGAGGGCATACAGTGGTTAAACTAGGATATTCCGTGGATGAAAGTTTACTTTTTGGCAGAGACCTTGCACTCTTTCGGGTACAATTTTTGGTATTCGGGATATAAAAAATGGCTGGTATTCAGGACGGCGTCCGGGCAATCGTGGCGCTTTCCGAAACGAAGATCATCGGAGGGAGTTCCTAACTTTTTGCATTTGCCCGGTCCATCCCGGTGAATACAGACATTGCATTCCGGGATACAGACCGGCACGCTGTAAAGTGGAGCACGGAACCCCATGCTGATATCCTCTTCACGCAAAAATTTAGACATTTTGGAGCACCTCGATCTCTAAAAAATATCGGTCGTCTTTTCTACCAACATCCAGCACACGATACTGCATCCCACGGGCAAACAGGACTTCGTCCTGACTTTTGAATTTGGGAAGCGCTACAGGCTGAAGGAACTGGCAGCCCTTATATCCTGCCGGAACATGCAGCTGAATCAGCGTGTCACGGCCCGGAAGATGCAGATCCTGAAAACTGGTTGATATAAATATCGGAAATTCCGGTGTGAGATCCACAAGGTCTTGCAGATCCTGCAGGGTCGGATTTTTGGGAAGCCCGAACCCTAGAAAAGAAAGCGCTGTGTTCCGGTACAGGGTGACGCTCTGCGGCATCACGCCGGAAGCCAGCGCGTTATCCAATGCGGAAATGGTCTCCTGGATCTGCGGTGTGATTTTTCCGTTCCGGATGGCAAAGTTCACACGGGTCGCCGTAAAGCCGGTATACTGCCGGAGAGCCTCCTGTGCGGTTTCCGGCAGACTAAGCACCTGCTCGGACATTGCGGCCTTGATGGCCTTGATCTCAGGTGAATCGACCGGCGGCAGCCCAATCTGTTTTCGTGCTTCTATCTTAGCAGAATCGTCTCGGTTTGTCGATGGGTTTTGAATCTTTTGAATGCGTGCCTGCCGGGCGTCCTCATCCTCCGTCCACGTCTTGTTCCACACGTTCTGCCGCCTGCCCTCGCCGGGGTCATATTCCACCCGGCAGCGGCAGCGCTCGTGGCGGCGGTAAACGTCTTTGGGCACACGGGGGTAATCGTAAGTGCCGGCCAGCGCACTGCACCATTTGCAGCAGTGGCTCTCGGCGGTGCGGATGACACGGGGCCGCAGCCCGGCCTTGCCCTGAAAATCCACGTTGCGTTTCAGGGTGTCGTCCACCACCATGCGGGAGAAGGTACGCACCGGCTCGTCCAGTGCCCACGCCACATCTTTGAACTGCTCTGCCATGGACACTTTGTTCAGCAGGCCGTTCACGGCGTCGGTGTTCAGCACGGCCCGCTGCGGGGCAATGCCAAGGTTCGCCTGCCGGTTCAGTGCTTGCTGCACCGCTGCGGAAGCGTCCGCCACCAGCAGGTGCTCCTCTTCCAGCAGGGGGCGCACCACCCGGTCGGCAATGTTCCAGTACAGCCTGCCGTCCGGCAGGGCGTCGGCGGTCAGGTTGCGGCGGAAGGCCTCGGCCAGGGCGCTGCCCACAAGCTCGGCGTAATCCGCAGCGGCAGCGTAGGTGTCGGCGGCGGGCTTTGCGTCGCCCAGCAGCGCCCGGAAGTCGGCCCGGATGCGCTCCAGCAGCTCCGGGGCAATGTCCTTGTCGGCCATGGGTGCCTCCTCAGCTCTCGGAGCGGATGCCGGTCAGGTCCCGCAGGTTCTCCGCACCGAAATAACCGGGGATGGCCGTGTTGATCTTGCCCACGGCGTCCCCGATGCCGGACAGGGTGGCGGCGTCCGGCTCGAACACCGGCTCCCACACCGGGCGGGTGAGGTAGAGCTGCTGACGCTGGTAGGCGATGCCGTCCCGCATGCAGGCGGCCAGATACCCGGCGTTCAGGAAGCCGCTGCCAAAGGTGCGCTGTGCCTTGCGGGCCGCCAGGCGCAGGCTCTCGTGGCTGGACTTGATGGCCTCGGCGCTGGAGGGGTTGTCGGTGACGAAGCCCAGATCATCCAGCGTCAGGCCGGTCTCGCCTGCAAACAGGGCGGCAAATGTGCGCAGCTGCTCGGTGTAGGGGCTCATGCTCTGCTGGGTGAACTGGCCCACCACCGGCTTGTCGCCGTCCTCGTCCTTGGTGAATTCCAGAAAACTGGAGATGGTGGCCTTCCACTTGTCCATCCGCTCGGCGTCGTTGGAGGTGCCCAGCACATATTTCTGCGGGAAGGAATAGAACTCGGCGCTGATCTCGCTGCGCTTGAGGGTGCGCAGGGCACCCTGCTGCAGGCCCATGCAGGCACGGGAGATGCGGCTGTGGCCAAAGGGCCGCTTGGCATCCGGGCGGTATACGACGGGCACCAGCAGCGGGGCCGGTGCGAGGTTTGGCACCTGATACGGCTTTTGGCCGTCGGGGTAATACCAGGTGCTGTCCGCCGTGAAGTAGGCCTCCAGCAGGGGCTTGTCCGTCTCCGGGTCACGGGACAGCACGGCATATCCTTCCGTGAGCAGGCCGGTCACCTCGTCCAGGATGCCGGTGGCGTTGCCGCCGTCGATGACCTGCAGCCGGGGGTAGCCGCTGCCGTCCGGGCTGATGTACAGAAAGCAGCAGCTGGAAATGAGGGCCGACAGCACGGCACTGTCAAACAGGGTGTCTGCGTTGTTCATCTGGTAGATGGAGTTCAGGTCAAAGTTATCATCCCGGAACTCCCGCCAGACCAGCCGGTCGGCCAGAGCGTCCACAGCTTTCCCGCACCAGCCCAGCGTCTCGCTGAAAAAGCGGAACTCATCCGGGGTGACCTTGCCAAAGTCCTTTACGGCGTTCTTCATCTCGTAATACTTGTAGCGGGTCAGCACTCGGCTGCGCTTCTGGTTCAGGCGGCGGCGCAGATAGGCCATGCCTTTCAGGTCGGTCATGGGCGGTGGATTCTCCTTTCACGAGAAAATATTCACAGTACGGTCTGGGAAGGTCAGAGGGCCCCCTGGGAGGGGGATGCCCCCCGTCCCTGCGTGCGTGTCCCGGCGGCGCTGCGGGCCGTCTCAGCGGCTGCGGTACGCCGTCCAGTCGGTGCTCAGCGGCAGGGCCATGGAGGCATCTGCATCCGGCTCCGTCTGCTGCTCCACAGGCGTAAACAGCTTGTCGCTCTTCTGCCGGTTGCACCAGAAATGCGCCAGCTGCAGGTTGGCGAGGTCGCTGGGGTGGCCGCCCTTGGCCACCGGAATGATGTGGTCGATGCACGGCGAAAGCGGATGCGGAAACTTGTAGCTGAAATCCACAGGCTTGCCGCAGATGCCGCACACGGTCTGGGTGGCGTAGATCTTTTTCTTGTTGCGTTCAAACGCCAGCCGGTGGGTGCCGTCCCGATCCGGGCGTGCAACAGTCTTTGCCATGGGCAGCTCCTTGGGGTGTGCTGCCTGCCGGTCTCCTCAAGGGGGAGGAGGCCTTTTGCAGGCAGGGGGTGTTTTGAAAGGCCGGGGTACAAAATGACCCCGGGGGTCTTTGCAGGCCCCGGGGGTATGAAAAAAGCCGCCCCTGCGGACGGCGGAAAATATCAAAAAAGGCCCGGCTGGTACATTCAGGCTGTTGGGTGAGTAAATGTGTGTTCCCCTGTCGCAGCCGGGCAGCACAAAGCCCGCAGGATTGAAGGGAGTAAACCTTTCCTGCGGGCTCTTGCGATGATACTATTTTATCATGAAATCAAAGACATGTCACTGACGTCGTACTGACGTTTTACTGACATCTGTCACAGTTCCAAAGCATCCACACCTTTACGGTGATGACGGTAAACCTGCCGTACACAGATGCTCATCTTCTGTGCAATCTGCTCCCAGTCCTGAAAGCGGAGATACTTCAGCCGCAGGACCTCGTAGTCCTTCGGGTCGTCCACATCCTCCAGTCGGGCCATAAGTTCGGCGTGGAGATCATCACACAGCATGATCTGTGCATTCAAGGCTTTCTCGGCTCGTTCAATACGTTCTACAGTTCGTGCCAGACTCTGCCCATCACCGCTGCCGCCCGGCATTCCGGTCAGTTGCTGCGTGGTACAACCGGTGTCACGTTCTGCTTCATCTAAATCATCTCGCAGGTGCTTGGCCTTTACCATAGCGTCCCCGTACCGACTGAGCCAGCGTCTTTTCTCTTCGTAGGTCATGCCAGCTCCTCCACCCGGACGAACACCCCGCAGGGATCCGACCAGAACTTCTCCACGATCTCGCTGCACACCTGTGCGTCGTCGGCCCAGAAGCGCAGGCGGGTCATCTCGTCCTTGAGAGCCTTTTCCAGGTTGTCGGTGTCGGGTTTGCTGGTGCGCCACTCGCCGCTGCGGCGCTTGCCCTCGGTGGGGAAGCACCACTTGACCAGCAGCCGCACCGGCTGGCCTGCCGGGATGGGCGCTTTGGGTGCGTGGGGTGCCAGATAGGCGTGGAGCTTGGCGCGGGCGGCTTTCAGTTCCGGGCTGTCGTGGAGCACCGCGTGTGGCTGGCCGCCCTTCATGTAGGCGTGCAGCTGCTTTGCGTTGTGGGTGGTGGTGGGCGGCTGCATGGGGATAAAGAATTGCGTGTACATGGGGTTCACCTCGTTTTTCTTTTTTCAGTTCGCCAACGTGATGGGGAGGGTCTCCGAATGGATGGGGGCTGTGGTCGCCCCATCCTTCGGGAAACCCCATCACAATTGCAGTTGCAGTTTTAGCTATTATATATAGGCTATTTTGCACTGCAAAATCTGCAGTCATAGCGGCTATAACTGCAAAATTGCAGTTTTTCGTGTCGTGCAAAATAGCGGCTATAACTGCATTTTTACAACAAACTGTAATTGCAAAAATTACAAATCGTTTAACCGTTGCTGCCGGGTTCCTTGCGTCCAACTTTCTCACCGTCGATCCAGAACCGCCCGTCATCCTTCAGGCGGGTCTTGACGGTGCGGGGCTTTAGGTCCATGTATTCGGCCAGAGCATAGACGGTCACCTCGCCGTCCATGGTGCAGGCTTCAAAGGCGGTGTCCAGTTCGGCTTTTTTGTCCTTGGTCACTTTGCCTTTGTCGCCCCAGCGCTTAGCGGCACCGCGGTTGCCCAGAGTGCGGAAGTCGCTGTCCGGCTGCAGATCCTCCAGCAGTCCGCTGTCCGGCTTGTGCACCGGGTAGTCGAACCACAAGTTCACCGGGTCGAAGCGGGCAAACTCGCGCAGGGTTCCCTCGATGCGCCAGGCAGTCATACCGTCGGCCTGCTTCTGGGCGGCGGCCACCTCCGCGTCGATGGCCCGCAGGTCGGCCAGGCCCAGGCACTCCTTGGCCACGGCCAGCATCCGGCTCTTGCTGAGGGTATCGTCCGGGCCGTAGGCGTCCGCATGGCCGCGCTTGTCCAGCATGGCCTTGATGACCCGACAAGCTGCCTTGTTGCGCAGCTGCTCCCGGATGGCGTCGGTGGGCGTCAGCTCGGTCATGTCCAGCATGGCGTCCGGGTCACGGGCGAACACGCCGGAACCGGACGCACGGTCCATGCTGCGCTTGCCGCCCTGGGCACCTTTGCTGTGGTGATGGCAGTAGATCACGGCGCAGTCCAGTGCGCGGCACACAAGGTCAAACTGGTTGCAGAACTTGGCCATTTGGTCGGCGCTGTTCTCGTCGCCGGTGATCACCTTATAAATGGGGTCCAGCACCACGGCCATGTAGCCCTTTTTCTGGGCCCGGCGGATGAGCTTGGGGGCCAGCTTGTCCATGGGCACGGACGCGCCGCGCAGGTTCCAGATGTCAATGTTTTTCAGGTGATCCGGCGGCAGGCCCATGGCGGTGTACACATCCTTGAAGCGGTGCAGGCAGGAGGCCCGATCCAGCTCCAGATTGATGTACAGCACCTTGCCCTGGGCGCAGGAGAACTGGCCCAGCCACGGCTTGCCCTCGGCAATGGCGATGCACAGCTCGATGAGGGCAAAGCTCTTGCCGGCCTTGCTGGGGCCCGCCAGAAGCATCTTGTGCCCTTTGCGCAGCACCCCGAAGATGAGCGGGTCTGCCAGCGGGGGCAGGTGCTCCCAGTCGGCGGCGAGGTTCTCGGTGTCCGGTAGGTCGTCGGTCTCGGCTTCCAGCCAGTCCACCCACTCGTCCCAGCAGCTCTTGCCGAAATTGGTCTCCAGAAGCACCTGCCGCTTGTCGCCGCGCAGGATGCCGGGCATCCGGCTCAGGCGGCTGGGGTTGCGGTTCTGCTGGTCGAGGGTCAGGCCGTTTTTCTGGCAGGCAGCGTAGAGGTAATCCACCCGCTTGCGGTACTCGGCATAGTCCGGGGCGTCCACCTTGACGATGGCGTGGACGCTCTTGCCGCCGGAGTACACCAGCGCGGCGCAGGGCAGCTCCAGCTGCTTGATGATGGCCTGCTGCTTGCCCAGCTCCATGTTATCGCACTCCACAAGGGCGTAGCGGTAGGCGGTGACGTTGGCGTCCTTGCGGCCTGTGCCGTCCACGGGGTTGAAGCAGATCCAGGCACCCACCTCCGGGTCCCAGTCGCCCAGCACCTTGCCGAGATCCCCGCCGCAGGTGCCCAGTTCGGCAAGGAGCTGCCCGGCGGTGCGGGTCCAGCTGCCCTTGGCCGGGCGGCGTTTGTCGTCGGCCATGAAACTCTCGGTGACATAGGCCACATACTCGTCCTCTTCAAACAGGGCCTGCAGGTAGCGCCTGAGCTGGTCCACAGGGTCCCACTGTTCCGGCAGGGCGAGATCGTGGGCTTCCACCCAACGGGGGTCTACCAGCTGGCCGTCTGTGTGGTTCGTCCCGGCGGAGATGTCGTCGTTCCAGTCCAGTGCATGGCCGGCAGGGCCTCTCCATCCGCTGGAATAGGCCAGCTGAAAGATACTGCTGGCCGTGACGGGGCTGCCCCCGCCGCCGTGGAAACTGGCCCACTTCTTGGCGCACTCGCCTTTGTGGTAGCGGCCCCCGTCCCGGGCGCTCCACTGTTCCCATGCTTCCACGGGCAGGCCGGCTTCCTTCAGGCCCATGCCCACCAGGATCCATTCGTCGTAGGTCAGGGCGGACGGGCTGAGAAAATCCAGCGCTTCTTTGAGTTCATTCGCATTGTCCATTCACGTTACCATCCAAAATCAAAAGGACTGTCTGCAGCAGGCGGCTCCGCAGCGGGGGTATAGGTGCGGGGGTTCACGCCCTTGGGCACGCCGCGCCAGCCCTGAGCCGCTATGCGATCGATCATGTGGCGGGCGGCCTCAAAGCTCCAGGTGCCCACATGCTGGAACCCGTACTTTTCCAGACAGCGGATCTGTTTGGGCGTGGTCAGGCCCTCGTCCCGGCGCTTGTTCAGGCGGTCCAGCAGCAGGGCGGCCTTGCCGGCGGATTCCACTGCGTCCGGCAGGATGCCCAGCTTTTCCAGCGCGGCGGTCTGTTGCTCGCTGGGCGGACCGGCCTCCCAGCCAAAGGCGGGCACATACCCGGCCAGATCTTCGGCCTGAATGCTCATTTCGTACTGCAGCGGGTCCACCAGTTTTGCCTTTTTACGGCGCTGCTCTTCCAGCTGCTTGGCAAGGGCTTCTTCCCGCTGGGCCACCACGTCCTCGCTGGCCTGGGCGGCGGCCTCCTCGATGTCCTCCGGGCAGCCGCTTTCGGCCAGCGTCTCGGTCATCTGGCGGGCCACAGTGCGGTCCTCACAGACCAGATCCGCCGGGCGGCACAGCTCATGCCGGTCGGTCATCCACAAAAAGTCGAGCAGCAGCAGGTCGGTCTTGCCCGGGGAAAGGCGGGTGCCGCGCCCCACCATCTGGCTGTACAGGCTGCGCACCTTGGTGGGCCGCAGCACCACCACGCAGTCCACGGAGGGGCAGTCCCAGCCCTCGGTCAGCAGCATGGAGTTGCACAGCACGTTGTACTTGCCGGCGTCGAAGTCGGCCAGCACTTCCTTGCGGTCGGCACTCTGGCCGTTGACCTCCGCCGCGCGGAAGCCGTGGGCGTTGAGCAGGTCGCGGAACTTCTGGCTGGTCTTGATCAGCGGCAGGAACACCACCGTTTTGCGGCTCTTGCAGCGCCGAGCCATTTCGGCGGCGATCTGCTCCAAATACGGATCAAGGGCTGTGCCCAGGTCGCCCACGGCGTAGTCGCCGCCGCTCATGGTCACGGATGTAATGTCCAGCTTCAGCGGGATGGTCTGGGCCATGATCTTGCACAGATACCCCTCTTTGATGGCATCGGTCAGCTTGTACTCAAAGGCCAGGCTGTCGAACACCTCGCCCAGATTGCGCATGTCGCCGCGGTCTGGCGTGGCGGTGACGCCAAGCACCTTGGCCCCGCTGAAGTAGTCCAGGATGCGGCGGTAACCGTCGGTGATGGCGTGGTGGGCCTCGTCGATGATGATGGTGCCGAAATAATCCTGCGGGAAGCGTTCCAGCCGGGCGGTGCGCTGCAGGGTCTGCACGCTGCCCACCACCACCCGGAACCAGCTGTCCAGGCAGGTGGATTCGGCCTTTTCCACGGCGCTGACAAGGCCGGTGGAACGCTGCAGCTTGTCGGCAGCCTGTTCCAGCAGCTCGCCCCGGTGCGCCAGAATGAGCACCCGGTCGCCGGCACGCACCTGATCGGCAGCCACCGACGCAAACACAATGGTTTTGCCGGTGCCGGTGGGCAGCACCAGCAGGGTGCGGGTGTGGCCGGCGTCCCACTCGGCGTGGATGCGGTCACGGGCCTGCTGCTGGTAGGGTCTCAGTTCCTGCGCCATCAGAATGCCCCCTGCGTCCAGCCCTGCGAGGGTGCCGCCTTGGGTGCCGGGGGCGGCAGGAAGCGGGTCACCTCGTTGCTCTGGCCGGTCTCGCCTGCGTGGGGGCCGCTCTGCTTGGTGTATTCCCGGATGCCGAGGCGGCATAGGCCCTTGCTGCCCACCACCTCGTTCCAGCGGGGGCGGAAGGTTTCGCCGCGCTTGCACTGGCCGATGCTCTCAAAGAACGCGCCCAGCAGACCCTGGGTCTTGGTATGCAGGTACAGGCGGTGGGTCACGGTGGTGTCGCCCTTGGCCCCGCCATAAATGCGCAGGGTCAGTTTTGCCATGGAGCAGGGCGGCAGCTTGGCCCCGCCCTCATAGCGGGCACGCTCCATCTGGGTCACTTCAAAGGGGTACTCGCCCTCCGGCAGCAGCACGAATTCCTGCTGCTCGTTGGTAAACTCGTCATCCCAACCCAAAGCGAAACCTTCGTTGTTCATCTCGTTCATAATGCTTCTCCTTTATTTAATGTACGTTAAAACGGCAGGTCACGGCTGTCCAGAACCATCTGCAGCACCTGCGGCCATGCGGCGATCAGGCAGCCCTCCACAAAATCCATGGGGTAGTCCTTGATGGGCATATCCTCCGGGAAGTAGCCCCGCTCGCCCACTACATGCTGCAGCTCTTCCGGAGTCACGTTGTTGGCGCTCATGAGCGGAGCCAGTTTTTCCGGCACGCCCAACGCGATCAGGTCGGGCACCAGCAGGGCTTTGGGCACCGTCTCGGCGGGCGGTTCCGGCTGCGGTGCGGGTGCGGGCAGAATGTCCTCTTCCGGCGCACTCTGGGGCTTCGGCTGGGGGCGTGGCTGCGGTTCCGGCTGCGGTGCGGGCGCAGGTGTGGTGCCGGAGGTGCAGGCGGCAATGCCGGCATAATCAAAGGGCATTTCGTCCGGCAGGCCAAAGCGGTTCTTGGCATCCCAGCAGGGGTGATGGGTGGTGTACATGACCCGGCGGCCGCCGCTGGCCTTGTTTTTGGCGTTTGGGCCGCTGCCCGCCTTTTCCACCACGGTCTTGTAGTTGGCGAACAACAGCATGTCGCACCACTCCCGCAGCAGCGGGGCCACCTGTTTGGAGGTCTTCATGCTCCAGCGGTCGTAGTTGCCCACGGCGTCCGGCTGCTCGAATTTGGTGATGGCGGCATGGGCCAGCACCACCACATTGTGCCCGGCGTTGAGCACCTCTTCCAGCGCGTCCAGCAGCTTGGCAAACTCCTCCTTGACGTAGGTGTAGCCCTTGCCGTAGCCAAAATCTTCGATGCCGTTGACCTTGGCACGGGCGCACACGGCCTGAATGCACAGGCGCTCGGCCCAGTCGGCTGTGTCGATGACCAGCGTGCTGCAGGGCACGTTGCCTTTGCGCACCTCGGCCACCTCGTCCAGCAGCATGGCCCAGCTGGTGGGCTGGGGCAGGCGGGCCACGTTCAGGCGCTTGGTGCCGCCCTCGGTGTCGATGAACACAGGGCTCGGGAAGTGGGAGGCAAAGGTGCTTTTGCCGATGCCCTCCGGGCCGTACAGCACGGTTTTGACGGGGGCGGTCTGGATGCCGCTGGTGACTGCATACTTGCTCATTTAAAACGCTCCTTTCGTCCAGCTCCGGGGCTGGGGCTTCTCTTCGGGCGGCACGGCGTCCTTGACCATGCCGTCCTCAATGATGATCTGGCACTCACTGCCGGTGGAAACGCGGGTAGCAATGGCCTGCAGGCCCTCGGCTTCCAGCCAGGCGGAAAACTCCTGCAGGGTGGTCATGTCCATCTGCTCCAGCTTGTCCAGCAGAACAAAGCCGCAGTCCGGGTTCAGCCGGCGCACGATGGCGGCGGCCACCCGCAGCTGGTCACTGCCGGACATATCCCGCCAGTGCTTGCCTTTGTAAGTAAGGACGCCGTCCTCCACGCTCAGCCCCGGCAGCGGCAGGTCTGCGCCGTTCAGCAGGGCCATGCGGTCGGCACGCTTCTGCTGGATGGATTCGGTCAGGCGGTCGTACTCGCTGGCGTACTGGGCGGCTTCGTCCTCAGCCCGGGATTTTTCCAGGTTGGCCCGCACCTTGCGGTTGGTCTCCTCAATGTCCCGGATGGAGGCTTCCAGCTCGGCGGTGGATTCGTCCTGAAGATCTTCAGCAGCAGTCTGGGCGATTTTTACATCGGCCTGCATGGTCACCAGCCGCTGCTTTTCGCCAGTCAGCTGAAACTCAAGGTCTGCAACGACCTTTTTCTGCCGTTCAAGCAAATCCGAGAGCTGGGCCAGCTGCGTCCGCTTGCGCTGGTTCTCGCCATTCCGGGCCAGAATGTCCTGCTGCTGGCGGATGAGCTCGGAGGCGCTCACCGGCTCGTCCGGGGCTTCCGGGTAGGAGATCATTTCCTCGGCAAAGTGCTTTTTCTGGGCGGCCAGCTGACCGGTGAAGGTGCGCTTGTCGTACAGGCCCTTGATCTCCAGATCCCGGGTGTGCAGCTCGGCCCCAATGCCGATGATGCGCAGCAGGATGTCAGACTTTTCCTTGTCGCTGGCGTCCATGAAGCGGGGCAGGTCGAGGGCCAGCGGCTCCACAAAGGCGTTGAGCAGCTGCTGGCCGCTGCGGCGGCCCGTGGGGTCGGTGACGGTCAGGCTGGCATTTTTGCCCTTGCGCTCCACCACCACGCCGTTGGACAGTGTGACCTTGAGGTGAGCAGGAGCGATAGCACCGTCCCGCTGTGCGGCGTCCGGACGGAAACGGTCCCCGCCCAGGGCCCACGCCAGGGCGTCCAGCACGCTGGTCTTGCCCTGATTGTTGTTGCCGCCCACGAGGGTGAGCCCGGTGGGCGACGGGGTGAGCGCAACGGCCTTGATGCGCTTGACGTTCTCGGCTTCCAGCGCCGTGATCTTTACAGACATTTCGTTACCTCCCCTTGAATGCTGCCGATGGTGTGGACGATCTGGTTGGCAAGAGCCTCCCGCTGCTCTTCCGGCAGTTTGCGGAACTGCGGCTTTACCATCTGCCAGGTGTTCAGCATGGCCCGGCTGGCCAGCAGGACGCTGTCGTAAGCGTTCCGGGCGTCCTGCTCGGCGTTCCCGGTGACGGCGTCCAGCTTTGCCTGCAACTCGGCATTCATGGCGTCGGCCATTTCTTTTGCCTGCCGCCGGGTCTCCTCTTTGTCCACCACGGCGGTGATGGGCTGACTTTTCAGCGCGTCGTTCTCGGCCTTGAGTTTGTCGCCCCGCAGCTTTGCCGCTTCGGCCACCTGCCGGGAGCCTGCCAGCTGGTTCTCCGCGTCCTTGGCGCGGGCTTCGGCCCTGTCGCGCTCGGCTTCAGCTTTCTGGCGCTGGAGGTTGGCCGCAATGCGGCTCTCGTCTGCATCGTGGTAGCTCTGCTGGAGCTTGGCGTTCTGCTCGGTCAGGCCCTGAACATCCGCAAGGGCGGCATCCCGCTGGGCTTCGACATCTTGGATGTGGCTTTCCGCCCAAGCAGCCCGATTCTGGGCACCCAGCAGCTTGTCCCGCTCAGCCTCGGCAGCATCGGCCCGCTCTTTCTCGGCTTTGATCTGGGCCAGCAGGTCCTGATACTCCTTGTTCGTGGAAACCTCACCGTTCTTGACCTTCTCCACCAGCTCCACCGGGGCGCTGGGCTTTGCCACGGCGTACAGCAAGGTGGGCGGCAGGGCTTCCAGAATGGCCCGCTGGCGGGGGCTGCTGCCGTCCATCAGAGCAGAGACCTGCAGCAGTCGGTAGGCACTATCCTTGGTGATGCCGATAGACAGGCACCAGCTTTTGAACGTATCTTCGCTGTGCTGGTTATTTCGAGCTTTTCGCATTGTGCGACAAGCTCCATCTTCACCGTTGTCCAATTGTTGGACAACGGTGCCACATAGTGCATCATGGGCGGCGGCAATGGCATTGCCCATGTGGACAAGGCCGCGCTCGGCCAGCTTTTTGCCGTGCTGGTACTCCTTTTCTGCAAAGTGCAGGTCATCCACCGTCTGTGCATCCAGCCCGGAGTAATCGAACGCCGGGCGGATCTCGTCCGGGATCATGGTCAGGGGCTTGCTTTGCAGAGCGTCCATGCTGTCCATGCTTTCCAGCGCAGCGGCTGCGTCCAGTTTGGAGGGCATCATACCCGCACCTCCGTTTCCTTGAGCCGGTCGAGCATCTCGGCCTGCAGGTCCTTGCTCAGCGGCTGCAGGGTGTTGTTCCGCCAGCCATAGCACAGGATGGGGCCGTAGATGTTCTGGCCGCGATATGTACGGCACAAACCTCTGCCATAAATGCCGTACACCAGCACTGCCGGCGTGCGGGGCAAAACCTTCTGTTCACAGGGGCACTGCAGACGGGCCTCGATGCCCTGCAGGGTGTCCGGCAGAGAGGTGACTTCCGGGGACTTGCCCGGCTCGATCAAAATACCTTTCATTGTGGTTCCTCCGTTGTATAACCATGTTTGACGCAGAGCTTTTCCAGTTCGATGTAGGTAAGATCGTGCAAAAACCGGACGTCGTGCTGGAAATCCATGGAGCGTGCGTCCGATAAAACGCCGAGGATCTCCAGTGCCGCCAGTGCCTGGCCCAATTCTCTTGCGGGTCGGCCGAGAATCTCGGTGCGGCAGTCCTTCTGGTAGTCCGGATCTGCGATATAGTACCGATCCGGGCGCAGGACGCCGTCGGCAAAGCCACGTTCCAGATTACTTGCGGCCATGGAGAGTGCTGCGGCCGCTTTGTTCAGTGCGGCCAGCTGCTCATAGATCAGGCCGGAGTGCCATTCGGGCACATTCTTGATGTACTGCAGCAGACTTTTCTGCTTTTCTGTCAGCATTTTCTTGTAAAAACCTCCAAAGTGTGTTATTCTTCGGGGTGATGGGGCTTGCAAATTCCATCACCCTTTGGGCTCGTCCGTGCTGCGAACACGGGCGGGCCTTTTTGGTTTGCGGGGCAGGCTGTCCACCTCACTGCGGGGGATGTACTCCCGCTGGATGGTGTACTTGACGTGCTGGCGGCCATCGCACAGCCAGTGGCTCACCGCGCTGGCAAAGCTGCCGGAGCTGGAATACCCCAGCCGTCGGGCGCACATTGCCGCCGTGCCGGATGCTACCAGATCTCCGGTCTTGGCATCCCAGACGGTGTACCACATGACGTTGTGGATGTAATCGCTCATGCTCCGCGCTCCTGATTCTCCGGGTACTCCGGGTTCCGGGCGTGGTTGCGGGTGATTTTGCCATAGCGGCCGCCCTTGCCCTCCCGTTCTTCACGGTCCTGCGCCAGGAAGCCCAGCTTCATGCACAGCAGCCCCAGCAGGACCAGCACCACCGCTGTGGTGAAGGTGTTGCCATTGATCGCGCCGCCCGTCTGTGCGGTGCCCTCGGCACCCATGCCCAGCACCAGACCCACACTGCCGCAGGCGACGGCCAGCCAGTGCCATACGCGTGACTTAATCTTCATCGTCGTCCTCCTCTTTCAGCGCGCGGATCGTGTTGTAGAGCAGTCCAGACACCCAGCCCAGCTGCCGCTCAAAATCGTCCGGGAAATAGCTCTTCAGAATCTGGGCGATTGCGCACACCAGAAGATGCAGCACGTCGCTGGGACCACCTTCGATCTTGATGGTCGAGTCCTCACTGTCGATGTAAAGTTTTGCCTTCATGTTTATGCTCCTTTCTCGACTTTCGGGAAGAAATACTCCCCGATCTGCTCCTGTGGAATGTGCAGCTCCCTGCAAATGGCGGTGATTTCGTAATGGCGCCACTCATTGTTCTTTTGCTCCGGCTTCGGGTTCAGGCGGGTGGACAGGGTACTTTCACCCATGCCGACCAGCTTGGCGAACTCCCGGTGCTCAAACCCTTCGTCCTCGATGAGGCGGGCCAGCTTCAGGTAAGGGCTTCTTGGCCTTCTCATGGCTTTTGTCCTCCTTCTTTTTGCGGATGTGTGCCAGCCGCTCCGGCTGGCGTTTGTCCCAGCGCTGTTCTGCCCAGCGCTTGTTGTGGCCGTTCACGCTTCCAGTTCCAGCGCCCAGAACTCGGCCAAGGTCTGGCACACCGGCAGGGAAAAGCCGATCAGCTCCTCCCCGCCGGGTTTGAGCAAAATCATGTAACGTTCCATGGCTGTGTGTCTCCTCTTTTTAGTCCGGGCTGAAAGTCTGGAACCGGTCATCGTGCCGGCTCTTGAATTCTTTCAACTCTCGGATATCTTCCGGCGTACAGCCGGTGTTTTCATAAGCTGCCAGCCGCTGCACAAGCTCTTCTTTCTTGGCTGGGCTCCAGTAGCCCTCTTTGATGCCGCTGCACCGGGGGTTCGTCAGTCGGTTCATAGTGTGTACCTCCTTGTTGATGTCTCCCTTCTGCGGTATACTTAAGAGGAAGGGAGGCGTGTTGTATGGGTCTTTACGATAATCTTAACAGTGCCTGGCAGGTTCATGATGTCATGAGGCAGTTTGCGGAACAACAAGAGCAAGAAAATCGAATGATACAAAATTCGATTGCTCGCAAGGAAAAATTGGCAAACGCCCAACTTGGTTCCGCGGAAGATATTCGCAAAATGTTAGAGATGATGGAAGCTGACCAAAAAGAGCAAACCGAGGAAAACAAGAAGAATAGAGAGCTCGCTCTCAAAAGCTATAAGGTTTCCCTTGCGGCCGCGTTTTTTGGCGGTGCGTCCTTTTTGGCTGCGCTCATAACGCTAATCTTACAATTGTTAGGATGAGTGCGGCAATTTGAAAAACCAGTGCGATGCACTGGAAGAAAAGTGCAAGTCTCATCAACTCTGCCGTTGTCCAGTTGGAAAGCCGTTCTTTCCAGCCGGGCTTTTTGTTGTCCTTCATCTTCTTCACCTCCTTGTTGATTATGGTGATGTCTGTCATGTGGTTTCTCCTTTCATGCCACGGGGCGGTTGTCCAGCTTCTTCAGGCTGGCCACCAGATTGATGGACGCCGCAGCGGTTTCCATCTGCTCGAATGCGTCCTCGTCCATGTCCTTGCACATGGTGTGGATGCGGATCACACGCTCCACGTCCTGCTGCGTCAGACCATACATGGCGGGGTTCAGGGAATAGCTCTTTCGTGCCATAATAAGCACTCCTTTCTGTGGGTGGCTCCCACGACCATCCCGGCGGCGTCACCGGAATGGTTTCGGCCGCTGCCATGCGGCCATCATCGGGTGGGTTGTGGGGTACTCCCTTCTGCTGTATACTGGGGCAGAAAGGAGTGTAAAAAATGCTGGACGTAAAAACGCTGAAGGTTCTGGAATTTCTGAATGAGCATCCTGATGAAGCCTTTTCCATCTATCAGATGGGAAAGCGTGGCATGACCGTCAACTTTGAAACGATGCAATGGCTGACGGACAAAAATATGGTTTTTCGTTATGAAGATGAGGATGCGTTCCGATATGAGTATGAAGAGCCGGAGTACACCTATCAGATCAATGCTGGTGGCCGTGTTGCTCTGGAAGAACAAAAGCATTTCACAAAAACGGAAAGGCGTGCCAACATTGCTCTTGGTTTGTCGGTTTTGAGCCTGCTTGTTGCCATTGCTACAGCCTTAAAAGGTTGATGAGCAGCGCAATGATGGACAGAGCGAAAGCAATACCGTATTTCAGGTCAAGGCGTGCATAGTATCGCTCGGTTTCTTCCAGCATCTTCTGGTCGAGTTCCTGCATCTTCTTGTCGAGCTGTTCCTGTTCTTCCGGTGTGCGGGGATAGTGATTCATCCTCTCCACCTCCCTTCGTGTTGACTGGGTTGCAATTTGTTGATTGCATGACAAGTATAAGTCATTAAACAACATTTGTCAAGAGGTGTTTTGTTGATTTTTCCAACAAAAAGGCCTTGACGCTTTAACGTGCACCTGCTATAATGATGGCAAAGGGGGTGACTAAAATGACGATAGGCGAACGAATTAAGGAGGTCAGAAAAACTGAAAAGCTGACTCAACAAGAGTTTGCTGACCGGCTGAACCTTAAACGTAACACCGTTGGCAGCTACGAGGTTAATGTTGTTGAACCCAGCGACCGTACTATTAAAGACATCTGCGATAAGTTCGGTGTCCGGGAAGCATGGCTGCGCGAAGGCGAGGGTGAAATGTTTGTACAGGACACTCAGTCCGAGCAGGTGGCGGCCTTCCTGGCTGACCTGACCAAGGATGACAGCGACACCTTTAAAAAGCGTTTTGTCGAAATGCTGGCAGGCCTGAGCCCGGCGGACTGGGAGCTGCTGGAACGCATGGCCGAAAAATTGACGCAAAAAAAAGAGGAAAGCCCGTAAAGGCTCCCCTCGCGTGGTGGCTGGCGGCTCATCCGATCAGGTGGCTTGCGTACACCCACACAAGCCGCAACTGGCGGAAATCGGCTTTTTCCAGCAGTTTCAAAATGGCATTGATGTAATCTTGTCGTGTCATGTGGCAATCCTCCGATTCGGTTTTATGTTCAAGAACATTATACAACCATTCGGCGTTGAATGCAACAACTTTTGACAACTGAAAACAAACGAAAAAATCGCAGAAAACTGGGATTTTTTCAGCAGAAAAAAGGAGAGAATCATGAAAAAGTCAGCAAAAAGGCTTTTAGGCGTTGTTTTTACACTGGCGCTGATGACGATTCTCGCATGCGGTGCCTTTGCGGCAAAGCCTGCGGTCGAGCTCACCGACGTCTATTTTACGGTCGACGCTTTTGACGGCGTCAGCCCCACGGTCTGCTTCCGGAATAATTCAAACAAAACCATTAAATACGTTACGTTCACGTTGGTTCCTCTTAATGCGGTCGGTGATAGAACTTCCTGTACAATCAGCGGCCGCTCGACGGTGACGGCACAGGTAGTAGGGCCGATTGCTCCGACAAGATTCGACCGAACGGTCGCAAACACGGTGACTTCCCCCGCGTCCATGGGGGATTTTGGGCCGTTCCAGGCACAGCAGCAGCTTGCAACGGATTATTACTTTGGCGCAGAAGAGCGCAACGGGCATAGAATCTTTTTGGACAAGGACGGTAATGCCTATTATGCTGATTCCTACACTCCGTCCTCTGTTCTGTCTGTGATCGACCATTCCAAGACGCGGGGTCAGCTGGATTCTACTACTTATCTGACAGATGACGAACTCCAGAATGCAATTTACAATGCAGCAGTGGAATGGGATTGCCTTTGGTACAACAGCACGATCGACGAGATTGCCGTGACCAAGGCGGATATCATCTATATGGACGGAAGTAAAGAGACTGTCAATCAAAAAGCCCTGTATTCGGGTCACTTCAGAAGCGACCCGACGAATCAGCCTTACTATGTGCTGACCAGCAAATACGCCCCTGTTTACGATTATCAGTATTACAAAGAGCACAACGCCGATCTGGCTGCCCTGTTTGGAGATAACCAGTGGAAGTATCTGGAGCATTTCGTAAACAGCGGCATGAAGGAAGGCCGTCAGGGCAGCAGTGCATTTAACCTTGCCGCCTACAAAGCAAACAATCCTGATCTGGTTGCCGCTTTTGGCGAAGATAACCAGAAATACTATGAGCACTATATCTCTTCCGGCAAGAGCGAAGGCCGGAAGGCATCCTGATTTTTGAATAAACAAAAACGCCCCACCGGCGGCAACCGGCAGGGCGTCAAAGAATGGCTTGCTCACGAGGAACAATCCAATCCAGCAGTTGTATTGTACCACCTCCGGGCAGGCTTGTCAAAGTGTATCTGTGGAGGTGCATTTTATGGGAAAACGAACCAACACGGCAGCCTGGCTGCCGAATCAGCAGCGCTGGCAGATCAACGTCCAAAAGAATGGTGTGCGCAGATCCTTTACCAGCTCAAAGCCCGGCCGCACCGGCCAGCGTGAAGCCAATGCAAAGGCGGACGCATGGCTGGATGACGGCATCAGCAATACTCGGATGCTGGTAGAAGCAGCCTATCCGCAGTGGATCGGCGAGCTGAAACTGACCACCAGCCGCTCCAACTGGGAACCGATCCAGAGCCGGTGGAACGTCTGGGTGCGTCCAGTCATTGGCCGGAGGCGTGTGGGAGACCTGACGGAACAACAGCTGCAAGCCATCATCAACAAAGGATTTGCAGGAGGACTGAGCAAAAAATACCTTTCCAACATGTGCACGGATTTGACCATGTTCTGCAAATGGCTGCGCCTGAGCAAAATGTCCACTCTGCGGCCGGAAGAACTGCATGTGCCAAAGGGTGCACGCTCCAAGGAAAAAGAAATATTGCAGCCGGAGGATCTGCGTACACTTTTTGAGGTGGACACTACGATCCTAGACGGCAAACTGATCGAGGATCCTTATGTCAATGCGTACAGGTTTAGCGTTGTGACTGGCCTTCGTCCGGGCGAGCTGATCGGACTGAGCTGGACGGACGTTAAGGGTGGCCGGGTGAAGATCCGGCGAGCTATAAACACCCGTGGCGAGGAAACCCGCGGCAAGAACGACAACGCTGTGCGCGCCTTTGCACTCACCGATAGTGCAGCCGCTATTCTGCAGGCACAGAAAAAGCTGACAGGCGGGCAGGAGAGCGTGTTTGGCATCTCCTGTGAGGACACCTATAGAAAATATTGGCGGCGCTACTGCGAGGCCAACGGCCTGCACTATGTTCCGCCGTATAATCTCCGGCACACGTTCGTATCACTGGCAAAAACGCTGCCAGAGGGACAAGTCAAGCCCTTGGTTGGCCACTCCCGCCAGATGGACACGTTCGGGATCTACGCGCATCTTATTCATGGCGAGGATGTGCAGACTGCCGCAGACCTGGACAACGTTCTCAGCAGGGTTCTTGATCCGGAAAGTCTTGAGAAATAA